ATTGAGGAACTGGAAGCAGAAGTTGCTGCGGAGCTTGAAGAAGCTGCACAGGACGCCCCAAAAAAAGGTGCTGCTAAAGCTGATTCGATGGAAAAACAAGAGGGTGAAGTTGAAGATTTGGCTAAGGCTGTGGATAACCCAGAGTCAGGCGAAAGTGTTGGTAAGAAAGCTGCTGCAAAAGTTTCAAAAGCGGCCGATCCAAAACCTGCTGCAACCAAAGAAGATACTGAACTCGCTGATGACGATGCAGAAGAGATCGTTGAAGCAAAAATGACTAAAGAAATGATGAAGGCAGAAATGCAGAAGAAGATGGAAAGCATGAAAGCCCAAGACCTTGCGGCCGCATACGAATCAATGTGTGGTGAGGGTAGTGATGAAGAGAAAGAAGAGTCAGTTGACGAATCTACTCTTGATGACCGTCTTGCATCAGTTGATGTATCAGAAGACGTAACTGCACTTACAGATGGTGAAGAACTATCTGAAGAGTTCAAAGAAAAAGCATCAACTATCTTTGAAGCTGCTGTCAAATCTAAACTTCGTTCTGAAGTTGAAAGAATTGAAGAAGCAAAGGTTCAAGAAGTCGCTGAAGAAGTAAACAGAGTGCGTGATGAGTTGACTGAAAAGGTTGACGCATACATGAACTACGTTGTAGAAGAATGGATGAAGGAGAATGAAATTGCAATCGAAAGAGGCCTTAAAGGTGAGATTGCAGAAGACTTCATTTCTGGATTGAAAAATCTTTTCACTGAACATTATATTGATGTTCCAGATGAGAAGTACGATATTCTGGGTCAACAGTCTGAAAAGATTGATGAACTGGAAACCAAACTGAACGAACAAATTGAGAAGTCTGCTAAACTGAAAAGTGAAAAAGACGTATTGGTTCGTGAGTCAGTATTTGCAGAGGTTGCTTCGGACTTGGCTGACACAGAAGTCGAAAAGTTTAAGTCTCTTGCAGAAGATGTTGATTTTACAGATGAAGATACTTTCAGAGGTAAACTTGACACGCTGAAGGAAAGTTACTTTCCAAAAGCAACAACTGTCGCTGAATCTGTAGACAGTGCCGATGAAAGTGGTGCTTCCTACGATACAACTGGTGCTATGAGCGCTTATCTGAGTGCAATTAGTAAAAATGTAAAGCGTGCAAAATAACGGTTAAATAATCGTTTTTTATAAATATTATTAGAAAACTCAATAAGGAGAAAAACAAATGTTTCAAACAGAACATTTACAGGAAAAGTGGCAGCCAGTCCTAGAGCACAATGATCTTCCTGAGATCAAAGACTCTTATCGTAAGGCTGTAACCACAGTAATCCTAGAAAACCAAGAAAAAGCACTTCGTGAAGATAGAGGTTTCCTCGGCGAAGCTGCGCCAACTAACGCAACCGGCGGTGCCGTAGATAATTGGGATCCGATCCTGATTTCACTTGTACGCCGTGCAATGCCTAACTTGATTGCATATGATGTCGCTGGTGTTCAGCCAATGACAGGCCCAACTGGACTTATCTTTGCAATGCGTTCACGTTATACTAACCAAGCTGGTGCTGAAAATCAGTATAACGAAGCAGACTCAGATTTCTCTGGTGCTGGTACACACGCTGGAACAAACCCAGCTGTTCTTAACGATTCGCCAGCTGGTGCATATACCAGTGGTACTGGTATGACAACTGCTGCTGCAGAAGCACTTGGTGATTCTGCTGGTAACTCTTTCGCTGAGATGTCATTCTCAATCGAAAAGAACTCAGTTGAAGCAAAATCAAGAGCTCTTAAAGCAGAATACACAATGGAACTTGCACAAGATCTTAAAGCTATCCACGGTTTGGATGCTGAAACAGAACTTGCCAATATTCTTTCTGCTGAAATCTTGAACGAAATCAACCGTGAAGTTATCCGTACAATCTATGTGTCTGCGAAGCCAGGTGCTCAGATTGATACTGCAACTGCTGGTACTTTCGACATGGACGTTGATTCAAACGGACGTTGGAGTGTTGAGAAGTTCAAAGGACTTATGTTCCAACTTGAAAGAGATGCTAACGCAATTGCTCAAGAAACTCGTAGAGGTAAAGGTAATGTGATTATCTGTTCTTCTGATGTTGCTTCTGCACTTCAGATGGCTGGTGTTCTTGATTACACTCCTGCCCTCAACAACAATCTGAATGTTGACGATGCTGGTAACACTTTCGCTGGTGTTCTTAACGGACGCTTTAAAGTGTACATCGATCCATATTCAGCAAACCAAGCTGCAAGTCAGTATTACACAGTCGGTTATAAAGGTACTTCACCTTATGACGCAGGTCTGTTCTACTGCCCATACGTTCCACTACAAATGGTTCGTGCAGTTGGTGAGAACACATTCCAGCCAAAAATTGGTTTCAAGACACGTTATGGTCTTACTGCAAACCCATTTGCTGGTGGTGCAACTGTTCGTAGTGGTGCAATCACTGCTAACGACAACGTATATTACAGAAGAGTTAAAGTTACTAACATCATGTAATAATAAAAAGAATTGGATTAAACCAATCTTGGGGAGAACTTTCGGGTTCTCCCCTTTTTTATTATCGGTATAAATACTATAAAGGAAGAAAATTATGGTAGAATTTAACCCACTCTCAAGACAACCAACTAACTTAGACTTTGCAAGTCCTAGTCAGTTTAAGTTCAATTTAATAAAAATTCCAAATGTAGAGTATTTTACTACTGGAGTAAATATTCCAGCAATATCATTTACTGGAGATGCTGAATTGAATACAAGGTATAAGTCTGTTGCATTCATGGGCGATACTATGGATTTCTCAGACTTGGAAGTAACTTTTTTGGTAAATGAATCTTTAGAAAATTATCGTGAGATTCACGATTGGATGACAGGTATTGGGTTTCCACAAGACAATCCACAGTTTGCTGCAGCTATTCGTAATAGTCCACAAACAAAACCAAACACTAAAAGTACACTAAATCCTTCATCACTAACAAGTGATGCAACGATAACAATATTAACAAATAAAAATAATCCTACGGTAAGGGTTAATTTTACAAACTGTTACCCAACAGCATTGTCTGGGCTTCAATATAATACACAAAATACAGACTCAGAACAATTGAGTGCGACAGCAACATTTAAGTATGATTTGTATAAATTTGAGGTATTATAAATATATCGAGCAGAAGATGGTTGACTTGAACAATCTTTTTCTGAGTTCTGAAGTTAGAACAATTTAGTAACGCAAGTTGCAAACCTCTCTGCTCTTTTTTTATTATTAGGATGTGAAATATAATGACACTAGACGAACTACAGGCAATCGCCGAAAAAGACTTAAAAGTAGATGACTTAGAGCTTGCCTCAGAATCTACAAGAAACGCTGCACTTCACCAAAAATACTTAACCTTCCTAAATCACTATAAAGGCCTTCTTATTACAAAGAAGTCTGAACTTAAACGTCTGAAATTAAAGAAGTGGGAATACTTCACAGGTAAATCAGATCCCCAAGTCTATCGTGATAATCCATTTGACCATAAAATCCTAAAGGCAGATTTGCACATTTATTTGGATGCAGATGAAGACCTTATCAAAGCACAGTCTCTTGTAGAATACTATGAGATGTGTGTGGATACTTGTGAAAGATATATGAAGAACATCTCTGATAGACAGTGGAATATCAAAAATGCTATTGCATGGAGAAGATTTGAAAGTGGTGAGGTCTAATTGACTAAAGTATCTAAGAAGAATGAAGTATATCTAACAGTTGATACTGAACCTTCTACAGCAAGGGCATTATCAGATTTCTTTACATTTGAAGTTCCAGGCGCAAGATTTATGCCTGCGTATCGCAATCGTATTTGGGATGGGAAAATTCGTTTGTACTCTCCAGCTACAGGCGAACTTTATATGGGATTGTTACCATATCTTAAAAAATGGTTAGATGACTATAACGAAACATATGAGATAAGTGAGGAATTAAAGAATGACAAACAAATCGACAAACAAATATTGGATGGATTCATTAGACAGCTTAGACTTCGATCCGATGGAAGAAACATCAAACCTCGTGATTACCAAGTTGATGCAGTTGAGCACGCTATTAGAACCAATAGGGCTCTTCTTCTTAGTCCTACTGCTTCGGGTAAGTCACTTATAATCTACATTCTTATACGTTACTATATAATGCTTTTAGAAGGAAGTGTAACAAATAAGTTGCTTATTCTTGTTCCGACAACATCTCTGGTTGAACAGATGTATTCTGACTTTATCGACTATGGATGGCAAGAAGAGTATATGCAGAAGATATACAGTGGACATGATAAGAACGTCACAAAACGTGTTGTCATTTCTACTTGGCAATCAATATACAAGTTTCCTACAAAATACTTTGAACAGTTTGGTTGTGTCATTGGTGATGAGGCACACCTGTTTAAGGCGAAATCTCTTACAACAATTCTGACTAAACTCCATCTATGCCCGTATAGGTTTGGTTTGACAGGTACTTTGGATGGAATGCAGACACATCGACTAGTACTAGAAGGATTGTTTGGTACACTAAATAAAGTTGTATCCACAAAAGAGTTAATTGATAAAAAAACTTTATCTGATTTTAAAATTAAAGCTATAGTCTTGACATATCCAGAAGTTGATTGTAAACTAGTAAAGGATATGAATTATCAAGATGAAATGGATTATATAGTTTCTCATACAGGAAGAAATGAATTTATTCGTGATTTGACATTAAAGTTAAAAAGTAATACGCTGGTATTATTTCAATATGTTGAGAAACATGGTAAAATTTTGCATGATATGATTAGTGGGGAGACAGACAGAAAAGTTTTCTTTGTATACGGTGGAACAGATACACAAACAAGAGAAGATATTCGTGCTATTACAGAAAAAGAAAAGGATGCGATCATTGTGGCATCATATGGTACTTTTAGTACTGGTATTAATATTAGGAATCTTCATAACATCGTGTTCGCAAGTCCAAGTAAGTCGAGAGTTCGTGCCTTGCAGTCAATTGGTCGTGGATTGCGTAGGAGCGATAGTAAAGTTTCGGCTACCCTTTTCGATTTAGCAGACGATTTCACTTATAAATCAAAGAGAAACTTTACAATTGGCCATTTTTTAGAAAGAATAAATATATACAATGAAGAACAATTCAATTATGAAATCAATAGGATTAAAATGAAATGACAGAAGATAATAGTACAAAAATTATAAAGCTGTCTAGTGGTGAAGAAATTATTTGTAAACTTGTTGAACCTGAGAAACCCACAAGATTTCTTATTTCAAATCC